ATCGAATGCCTAAGTATCATGTTACCCTGTCATCTGGCAGGGACTTTATTATGGAACACTCAGGTAATGAATATGACATCGCCTATGATGCATATGAAGAAGCCTGTTTAATGGATGACTATTTAGTAGACGTGGAGCTTGTAGATGCCTAAAAAGAAACCTTATTATCCTAATAACTGGCAAGAATTCAAGAACACTCCAGCAGAGTGGTTTGAGTCTATAACTTATGATGAGTTTATGGACTGGAAGATTGGCGGTTGGGAAATGCCTACCTCAGTTGCATGTATGATACGTGAAACTAATAAGAGGACTGGTAAAGTAAAGGAGTATGTTTATCAACGTGAACATGCTGCTAGAAAAAAAGCTAAAGAGATTATGCGTACAGGCGAATCTGAATTCGTTGTATGTACACGTGATCAAATTCATTTTATGACACCTAAATGGGAGGAAATTGATGACAAGGACCCTTGAAGATATAGTATCCTATGAGAAGCAAGCATTAGAATTACTTCCATTGGATCATCCTAATTATGATGAGATAAAACAACTCTTAACTGATCAAATCAACGATGAGATTAGAGATTATGCTAACTCACGCCCAAATTGAAGAACAGATTCAACTTGAACGCGATCAAATAAGGCAAGGACTCAAGAGACTTAGAGATAACACTATTAAATTGGAGAATCAAAGTTATGCGTCAGCTAGTATTTACGGTATCGCTAGTATTGATACTCTTTTACCTTTATTGGTTAAGAGAATTACTGATACTACGGAACGCATACACTCCAGACATAATGGTGTGGCCTTTCAGCACATACATCAATTCTTATCTAACTTAGAACCTTTAGCTGCTGCTGCTATAGCATGTAAACTCACAATCGATAAGGTCTTTAGCTTTAAAGATGGTAGTAATCAAGCAACTAATGTTATAGAATCTATAGGTCAAGCAATAGAAGACGAGTGTAGAATGAGGCACTATGAAAAAGAAGCACCAGGCTTATTAAACACACTCAAGAAGAACTATTGGCATAAATCTATAGGAACCAAGCAGAAATTAACAGTGATTCGTACACTAATGAATCGTTGTAATGTTAAGAAATGGGAACCTTGGTCTACTTCTGTAAGAGTTAAGTTAGGCGCTTGGTTATTAGATTGTATAATGACATCTAGCGGTTGGTTTGAGAAACAGCCTATAAGGCAAGGACGCAAGACTATAACCTATGTCCTACCTACTGCTGAGTTCTTAGACATCAAAGATAAAGTCATGTCTGATGCAGAGCTATTCAGCCCTCTAACGTGGCCAATGCTGGTTGAACCTAATGAATGGGACAACCATAAGAAAGGTGGTTATATCTTGAATGAGGTGATGGAAGGGCATGATCTAATTCGGAAAACCAACCCCTTCCCTATACAGGGAGAAACACCATTAGCCTTTATCAATAAGATACAGAAGGTCGGGTATCGTTTGAACCCTTTCACGTCCAGAGTTGCATCCGAATTGCAACAGGCTGGTATAAGTGTTGGTAAGTTTCTTCCTATTATCCATTACGACCTACCACCTAAGCCACCTGATATAGAAGAGAACTATGATTCTCGTAAGAAATATAGAAGGGAGAGAGCGAAGGTAGAGAATCTACAGAAGAATGAGTTCAGACGTTCATGTCGGACTCGTATGACAATGCAAGCTGTAGAGAGGTTTAAAGATGTACAGAGGTTTTATATACCTTGGTCTTTTGATTATAGAGGCCGTGCTTATCCTATACCCGCATTTCTTACTCCACAAGATACCGACTTCGGTAAGTCACTTATTAGATTTGCTGATGAGTCGTATATGAATAAGGAGGCAGAAGAGTGGTTAGCATTTCAAGTTGCCACTACATATGGTCAGGATAAGGACACATGGGATGAGAGACAGCAATGGGTCAAGGATCATCTTAGTCTTATTGAGAATGTTGCTAAAGATCCTATAGATAATATTGGGTCTTGGGAAGGAGCCTCGGAACCGTGGCAATTCCTAGCAGCATGTGAAGAATACTACCATTGTGTCTTAGTAAAAGATAGAGATACAACAGGCCTAGCAGTAGCTACCGACGCTACATGTAGTGGTCTCCAAATCTTAGCGGGTTTAGCTAGAGATCAGGACACAGCGAAGCTTGTTAATGTATTACCATCTAGTAGGCCACAGGATGCCTATGCTAAGATAGCTGAAACATCCTTACCAAATATCCCTGAGCCTTTGCGTCAATACTGGGATCGTAAGTGTTGTAAGAGAGTTGTGATGACAATTCCATATAACGCTAAACCATTCTCTAATCGTACATATATTAGAGATGCATTAAAAGATAAAGGGTTTGAAATAGATAAAGATGATCTCACAATCGTTGTTCAAGCTGTTAGAGATGCTATGCACTTTGTCGTGCCTGGTCCTATGGCAGTTATGAGATGGATTGAGGACGAAGTATCCAATGCTATTAAATCTGGAGCTACTGAATTAGAATGGGTCACACCTTCTGGGTTTGTAGTTAAACAGAGGATAATGAAGAAGAAGGTAGAGACTATTGAGCTCAAGCTTCTTGGACGTTGTCAATTAAGAGTAGCTACAGATGATACTAATGAGATAGATAAGAACAGACATAAGGCTGCTACTGCACCTAATCTCATACATTCTTTAGATGCTTCTTTATTACATCTTAGTGTACAAGACTTTGATAACCCTATAGCTTTAATTCATGACAGTGTATTATGTCGTGCTACTGATATGTCTGAACTATCTAAGATAGTAAGGCAGAAGTACATGTACCTATTCGCTGAGAATGATTACTTAACCGACTTCGCTTCTCAAATAGGAGCTAAGTCTGAACCACCGATTATAGGAAACCTTAAACCGGAATCCGTAATTGAATCCACTTATTTTTTCTGTTAAATGCTTTACCCATCATTATTTGATAGCTTCTTTGCACCTACTAGAGTTATTGTGGTCTCCGAAGAGAGACTCAAGGCTGCTGAGCAGAAGGCAAGGAAGGAGCAACTTGAAGCACTAGATAGCCGAATCGATAGCTTGAATGATTATCGTAAAGGTCTAGCTGCTGAGATCAAAAAGTTAGAACCTGAAAGAGAGCCTCAGTCATTAGAAGAGGCGCTAACAGGTGAGTGTGATGTCTAGAAATATACATAAGACTGACACCGTAACACTTGAGGGTTTCCAAGCTATACTAACCCCTAGTAAATTTGGTTACTCTCTAGCTGCAGTAGTTGATACTAATGTTATCAACGTATTAGAACAAGAACGTAGTGAAGTCCTTAAGTGGGCTGAATCTAAATTAAAAAACCCAAAACGTAGTACACTTAAACCCGAACCCTGGGAAGAAGTTGCTAAGGGTAAGTATAAAGTTAAGTTCTCATGGAATGAGGACAATAGACCTCCTGTGGTAGACACAGAGGGTACACCTGTAACTGACGTAAAAACACCGCTATATGCAGGATCTACAGTTAAGCTTGGTTTCTATCAGAAGCCTTATATCCTTAGAGACGGAGTTACCTATGGTAGTTCTCTCAAGTTGGTTGGTGTACAAGTTGTCTCAGTAAAAGGAGATGCTGGTGTAGATACTGGAGACTTAGATGCTAATGAAGTAGCTGAGTTATTTGGTAAAACAGCAGGATTTAAAACCGCTGACCCTAATGTAACACCATCCACCAATGACGAAGAAGAAGAAGACTTCTAAAGAAGAATCTCTTGAGTGGGCGCAGAAAGCGTTCGATAAACTAAAAGAGAAAAAGAATATTAAGTTTAGATCAAAACTTGAGGCAGATATAGCCAGCTTACTTGAACACTTGGGAGTATCATATGAGTATGAGTCTGAAAAATTAGGCTATACAATTGAACATACTTATACTCCTGATTTTGTCTTACCAAATTATACTTACATTGAAGCCAAAGGGTATTGGTCTCCTGAAGATCGCCGTAAGATACTTAATGTTAAGAAAGACAATCCTGATATAGATTTAAGGATGGTATTTCAAGCACCCTATAATACAATTAGTAAGAAGAGTAAAACTACTTATGCTAAATGGTGTGAGCGGCATGATATACCGTGGACATCGTGGCAGAATATACCACTCGACTGGTTAATCTAATGACCGAGAATGAGTTCGTGAGGCACATGCCTTGCGACAATTGTGGCTCATCAGATGGTAATAGTTTATACTCTGATGGGCACACCTTTTGTTTTGTCTGTGAAGATAGAACACCAGGAGATAATGAATTTCACAATCGAAACATGGCCACCAATGTTGAACTTAAAGGAACAATCGAACCTCTCAAGAAAAGGCGACTATCTGAAAAAACCAACTCCTTTTATCGCATCTTTCGTGATGGGAATACTTTACGGTTTCCTTATTTCACAAGCGATGGTATCCTTAAAGGTATAAAGGTAAAAACTAAACAAAAAGATTTTAAATATGAAGGAGTTTCCACTGATACCTTATTTGGCCAGCATTTGTTTCCTAGTAGCGGTAAACGTATTGTTGTTACTGAAGGTGAGCTAGATGCTGCCAGCTGTTACGAAGCTATGCCCGGATGGCCAATGGTATCTTTACCCCACGGGTGCACTTCTGCAAAAAAAGATGTCCAAAAACAGATCCCCCTATTCCAGGGCTATGAAGAGATCGTACTCTTCTTCGACGGCGACGATGCTGGCCGTAAGGCGGCGGAGACAGCGGCAGGGGTATTACCACCTGGCAAGGTCAAGATCGCTCGTCTCGAAGGTTATAAGGATGCATCCGACGCTTTACAAGATGGTAATGCTGAAGCGATTCGAAAGGCGATATGGAACGCTGAGTCGTTCAGACCTGATGGAATCATCGATGCAAAAACTCTTAGGAATCTGGTAACCACACCACAAGCACCACATGACCATGAATACCCATTCAAAGGACTCAATGAGAAGCTACACGGGATCAGGTACGGAGAACTTACTACATTTTGTGCTGGCTCTGGCTCAGGAAAAACATCCCTCGTCCGTCACATTGCAACTGACTTGCTCATCAAAGGCGAACATGTTGGGATCTTGGAGCTTGAAGCGAGTAACAGAAGAACCGCACTTGGATTGATGTCCACAGCTGTAGGTAAGAACTTACACATTGGAGAATATGGACAAGAAGAACTTGACACCGCATTTAACGATAGTATTGCCAATTGGAATCTTTATTGTTTTGATGGGTTTGGAAGTTATGATCCAGACATCATCTATTCTCGAATCGAATACATGGCTTGCGGATTGGAATGCAAAGTCATTTTT